AGGTAGATTAAGACAAATTGAGGAATATAAAAATGCTTATAATAGAAGGTTCGGATTGTCTGGGAAAGACAACATTAGCGAATAGTATTCTTAAAAGAATACAAGAATTAGGTGAAGTCGCAACTATACGACATCTTGGAAGACCAGATGCTACATTTGATTTCTACACAGATTATTTTCCTATGATAGAACCGAGTGTGATCCAAGATCGCTTTCATTTAGGAGCTCTTGCATACCACGATAATGTAATGACAGCGAATCAATTACGTATCATAGAAGGATGGATTTATAGTCACGGTGGATTCATAATTTTAATGTATGCTGGAAATTTTCAAAAATATAAAATACGTATTAAAAATGATCCACGTGGAAATTTATTAAAAGTTCCAATATTAGAAGAAGCTAATAAACGATTCTATGAATTAGTTCATTATAATAAGAAAGTCATCATAGATTTTAGTTGGGATTTGTATGATTCAAAAGGTGAAGAACAATATATGAATCAGTATCTTATAAACGAATTAACAGAAAAATGGCTTCAACGCCGAAAGGAGTACTACAATGGACTTGAAATTCTGCAAAACAGTAATAGATGAACATTTTAACACTATCAAACAAGAGGCTGAAAAGAATCAAATTTGCCTTCGAAAAGCCTGTGGATGTGCAATTCTCACATTCTTAAATGATGGTACTATTTTTAGCACACACGCGATCAATGGACCGAGTCATCCAAATAATAAATGCACAAACGAAATTGGAAACTGTGGATGTAGTCACGCTGAACCACGAGCCATTCTTTCCCATCTAAAATCGTGCTATGAGAACGATTGTCCAACAATTCTATTGACTACTTATAGTTCGTGCACTCCTTGTGCGAATCTTATCATCGAATCAAATTTCATAGATGCAGTCACATACGAAATTTGGGCTCCTCATTGGGCAAGGGCAGATATTATTCTGCGAAATGTTCTAAATGTGTGGACACGAAATGAAATAACTGAAGAACTACTACGAAAGTTTTTTGATGATTATTCTACAAGACAATAAACGAATAGTAGAAAAGATCGAAGACCTGCCTAATTTGCAATATAGTAAAGAAGTCTTTGTAGACATAGAAAGTAAGCGGGTCTTCGATCATAAAGAACTTGGAGGTCTCTATCCTTGGAAAGGAGATAGGATCTGTGGATTTAGTATAACTGCTGATAATCTGAAAGAGACTTGGTATGTTCCAGTTCGTCATACTGCTCCAGGATCAAATAATCTACCACTTGAATCTGTAATGCAATGGATTCAAGATATTCTTTTTACTGCTGAAGATTGGATCAATCACAATGTGAAATTTGACGCTTTATTTTTCCTTGCTGATGGTGTAGAATTCAAATGTAGATTAATAGATACTGTAGTATTAACTCGCTTACATAATAGCGATTATCAAACTTATTCTTTAAAGCCTCTTTGTGCATCTCTATTAGGAATTGATACTGGAGCTTCATCCAGAGTTACTGCGTATTTAGAAAGCATTAAATCTAAATCTTATGCAGATGTTCCCATAGATATTCTTGGAAATTATTGTTGTGATGACATCAGAATGAATCGTGTTCTTTACAGATATTTGCAAAAGGAACGCCCTGCTGAATTGACAGGTCTTTGGGAAACCGAAATAAAATTGACTCCTGTTTTATACGATATGGAAAGAAGAGGTATAAGAATAGATGAAACTGAATGTAAATTAGAATCCATAAGGTCTCTTCGTAGAATGATTGAACTATCTACTAAGATTGGAATAGAAACTGGACAAGAATTTACAAATTCGAACGATTGTATTTATGATATTCTTGTAAATCAATTCGGGCTTCCTATCTTAGCTACTATTCAAGAAAGAGAAGAAGATGGTAGATGGTTTGATACTGGACGTCCGACATTTGATAAAGATGCGATGTTATTATACAAAGCTCATCCTCTCGTTACAGGAGATCTAAAAATATTGAAAGTGGTATCTGATATCTGTGATTATCGAACAGAATCTACTTTCAAAAGTTTATATTTAGATACTTTCTTAAGTTTGAATGTTGATGGAATTTTGCATCCTAACTATAATCAATGTGTTCGTAGTGGACGATTGTCTTGTAGCAGACCAAATTCTCAGCAACAAAATAGTAGATCTAAGACTCTTATATATCCTCACTTAGGTTTCGGTTTTATTTCTAACGATTATAGCCAAATTGAATATCGACTCATCGTTCACTATATCAACGATGCAGATGCTATAAAAGCCTATAATGAAAATCCAGATACAGACTTTCATCAATGGGTTGCGGAACTTTTACAGAACATAGATCGAGATTCTGCAAAACAACTCAACTTTGGAATGGCATTCGGAGCAGGAAAGAAAAGAGTAACTGCTGGATTAATGGCGAATGAACATATTATCAAATTAGTAAGTGAACGACTTCAAATTTTAATAGAGTCTGGTAAGTTAGATTCTGCTTTGAAAGCTAAGAAATTCAAAGAAATGTGTGCGAAATTCGCCGAAGATGCTTATGAATCGTACCACGAAAGACTTCCAGGTATTAAAGAAACTTCAAGACGAGCCACAACGATGTGCAAGTTAAGAGGGTTTATCTTCAATGCTTATGGTCGACGTGGTTATATCCCTGCTGAATATTCATATAAGGCATTCAACCGAATTATTCAATCTTGTGCTGCTGACGTTATGAAAGAACGATTAGTAGCTCTATCCCCCAGATATAATTCAGAAAGCAGAAATTGGAATCTATTTATTTCAAGTAACGTACACGATGAAAACTTGGATGAAGTTCCTTTAGAAATGCTTTACGATGAGAAGCTTCATAAGTTTATTGTAGATACCTTACAGACAACAACAATGAAATTTCGTGTGCCTATGATAACGAGTCTTGGTCTTAGTTCTAAGAACTGGGCAGAAGCATCTGGAAAGGTAGTTATAAAAGACGCTGATGGGCGGTTTATAGCGGGAAAGTTAAAATAGTTATAATAAACCGCGAAATCATCCTAGATTCGCGGGAAATAATTTCTAAAATAGGGTGGAATTTATTTGTGTTATTTAGAGGACTTGCTATAATATAATCAGTTTGTAATTTGACAAGTTCATAATATGGAGCTCTGGCAGTAGCTTGGTAAATGCCAACAGAACTGTTCTTCTGGCACTCCACGGGGAGGAAACGTGATAACAGGAAAGCTGGGGTTGAATAAAAGCCTGATACTCGAGATGGCGATGGCCTTCGAGAACACGAAAGTATGTCACCCGCTCTGATTAGATTGGATTTAGTAGGTTCGAATCCTACACAGAGCGTTTTGGAACGGCTCTGAGGATGATTACCATTATCAACCGCCGACAATCGTTGGCTAATTTCAAAGGAGGCCTAAAATGGCTAAGAAAGTTGGACAAAAAGAACAGAAGGACGTGAAGAAGGGGGGAATCGATTTCCCTGTGAAAGCCGCAAAGTTTATCGATGAGAACGACAAGCTCGTTTCTGCGGTCAACAAAGACGGTCTGCTTATTGCTGTGCCGAAAACTATCGAAAAGGATGGTAAAATCCTTTATGAAGGTTTCGATACGCGAAAGTATAATCCTCTCAAGAAAGGGGATTTTGCAGATATCGCAACGTATTTGGACTGTCAGGCATTCGTTGCTCGAGAAAAGGGAAATCGTTTGATCGCTCTCGCTGATGACAAGGAAAAGAAGGCTGAGAGAATCCGCAAGTTCGGCGACGAAGTTACTCGCAAGAAAGCTGCAAAAGTCGCCCGGATGCGAGAACAGCTCGCTGTTCTGGAACAGCAACTCACATCGGAAGGGATCGATGTCGAGAACCTGTAAATCGAAATCGCCCTTCGGGGCGATTTATTGATCGTGGCGGATCAATACTGATGAGAAGCCAAGATTATCAACGCCGTTTATAGGAGATCTTAAAATGGCAAAGAAAAATGTTAAGACAGTTGAAGTTGAGGTTGTTTCAGAATTCAGAAACGTGGTCACAGATTTGAAGAATGTCAAAATTCCTTCGGATCTAAAAGAAAGGTTCGCTCCACAGATTGACAAAGTCTGTCAGCGTCTCATCAAAATTACTAATGAGATACAGAAAACTATTGAGAACCTTGTTTCGCAGACAGCAAAGAATTCCGTTAAGGAGGAACGGAAGGCTGCGAAAATTGCAAGAGCGAAAGCTCAACTCGAAAAAATTCAAAAGTACCTGAATAGCATCGAGTAAGTCGAAATCGCCCTTCGGGGCGATCTGCTGATCGTGGTGGATCAGTACTGATGATGACAGCCAATTTTAGTAAGGAGAAAAGTTATGACGGACAAAGAAAAGATAACCAGTACAAAAGAAATGATAAAGATTGATACTTGCCTTATCATTTCAAAACAAGGTCTTCTCCGAGACTTCGATAATAGACTTGCA